TCATGCGTTCCTCGTCTCTGCTTCTTCTTCGGGTTCCGGTGCGGGCGGCGTCCAGGGGTCGCAGTCCATCATGTCGGGGCAGTTCTTCCAGCGTTCCGGGTCGGCGTTGAAGGCGTCCTCCAGACAGCTTGCGGCGGCGGCGCGGCCCTCGTCGGTCAGCGGAAAAATTTCCTGTCGGCGCAGGGCCGGGTCGGTCATTTCCAGCGTCCAGGGGTCCGGCCAGTAGTCCACCGTCAGGATGCTCTCCTCCTTCACGGCACCCTCGCCGCCCTCCGGGTCCGGCACGCTGCGCTTGCCCGGGGTGAGCCGATAGCGCAGGCCGTATTCGTTGCCGCTGTAGGTGTTCTTGCACTTGAAGTAATGCAGCAGGGGCACAAAGATCATGGTTGCAAAGGTCCTTTCCGGTGCAGGGCTCACAGCCGCCGCACAATTACTTCTATTATAAAAAACCATGCCGCAAATTGCAACCGCAAAATAAACGGCCGCCGCCCGCCCGGGGTGCCCGGAGCGGCGCAGCAGCCATAAATGCAGAAAAATCAGAGATCCGTGCGGGGCTTGGCCGACATTTCCCAGAAATGCAGCTCATGCACCGAGCAGTCGTGAAAGATGGCGCGGCAGCGGGCTGCGCGCTCCGGCGACAGGCCGGTGCACACCTTTTCCGCATAGGCGGCCCAGGCGCGGCAGGCGTCCGCATAGCCGGGACCGGCGTAGTCCTGCACCAGCGGGCCGTAGAGGGTGTCCCGCACGGCAGGGGAGCGGTCCAGCATTTTCTGGAAGATCCAGCCGTAGCTCAGCATGCAGGGCAGGCAGGCCATGATGCATTCGGCCTCTCCCTCGCCGTTTTTTGCGGCGTTGATCATGCAGTCCACATAGGCGCGGTTCTCCGGCCGCAGGGGCAAGGCCTGCAAGTCGGCTTCCGACAGGCCAAACTGCTCCAGATAGTGCAGACGGGTCACATCCTCGCTCTCCTGCACAAAGCCCAGCAGGGAGTAGTAATTGCGCAGCGTCTCCATGGTGCGGGCCTTGGTCATGCCCCAGGCAAACACCTTGGCGTATTCCCGCAGGTAAAGACTGTCCTCTACGATGTAACCCTTGAAGCAGGCTTCGTCCAGAGTGCCGTCCTCCATCCTGCGCAGGAATTCGGTGTCCAGGCACTGCTGCCACACCGGCAGATCCTCCTGCACCAGGGAGGAAACAAAAGGCATCTCAGCCATCCACAAACTCTCCTTTCAGAGCAAACATATGATCCATGGGGCCGGAGCCGTGGCCCAGATCCAGCATGGCGGACAGGCAGCCGGAAATGTAGGCCTTGGCCCGCTCCACCGAGGTGTCCAGATCGCAGCCTTTGGCCAGATTGGAGGCAATGGCGCTGGACAGGGTGCAGCCGGTGCCGTGGGTGTTGGGGTTGGCGATGCGTTTGCCGTGGAACCATTTGCCGGTGCCGCTGCGCCACAGCAGATCGTCGGCGTCGTTGATCTGGTGGCCGCCCTTGCACAGCACGGCGCAGCCATACTTTTCGCTGATGGCCTTTGCGGCAGCCTCCATGCCGGCAGCGTCGGAGATGGTCATGCCGGACAGGATCTCAGCCTCCGGGATGTTGGGAGTGAGCACCTCGGCCATGGGCAGCAGCTTGGCGGTCAGGGCCTGCACAGCGTCGTCCCGCAGCAGTTTGGAGCCGGAAGTGGCCACCATCACGGGGTCCACCACGATGTGCTTTGCCTCGTAAGCATGCAGCTTTTCGGCAATGGTGTCGATGAGCTCGGCAGAGCTCACCATTCCGATCTTGACGGCATCTGGGTAGATGTCGGTGAAGATGGCATCCAGCTGCTCTGCCAGAAAGCGGGGCGTGGTCTCAAAGATATCGGTGACACCGGTGGTGTTCTGGGCCGTCAGGGCGGTGATGGCGCTCATGGCAAACACGCCGTTGGCAGTCATGGTCTTGATGTCGGCCTGGATGCCGGCACCGCCGCTGGAATCGCTGCCGGCAATGGTCAAAGCGGTTTTCATACAGTAAAACTCCCTTACAATAAAATTGCGGAGATGCCCGGCAGGGGGCAGCTCCGCACAAAATCACAGAACATGATCTCCCTACGTTGGCATGATCCAAATCAGGTCACAGGTCAGGGCGATGCAGCCCACTCTCAGCCCACTTTGCGCGGACTCCCTTTTTTCTGGCATCAAGCATACCACAGTCGCGCGCAGGATGCAAGCCTGCGCCGCTGCGTTGCGCTGGTCTCTTTTCTTTTGCAGGGATCTGTGTTAGAATGAGGGCCGGAGAGGTGACAGGTATGAAACAGACCAAGACGCGGGCGCTTTTTGCGACCTTTTTTAAAATTGGAGCGTTTACCTTTGGCGGCGGCTATGCCATGGTGGCCCTGCTGGAACATGAATTCGTGGAAGAAAAGCAGTGGGTCACCCGGGAAGAGTTTTTGGACATGGTGGCCATTGCGGAATCTACCCCCGGCCCCATGGCGGTGAACAGTGCCACTTACATCGGCTACAAGCTCGAGGGGGTGCCCGGCGCAGCGGCTTCCACGCTGGCGGTGTGTCTGCCGTCTTTTGCGGTCATCTATGCCATCTCACTGTTCTTTGACCAGTTTTTGCAGCTGTCGGTGGTGTCCAGCGCGTTCCGGGGCATTCAGGTGTGCGTGGTCTACTTAGTGCTCTCGGCGGGGCTTAAGATGCTGAAGAACCTGAAAAAGGATGCCTTCAGCCGGGCGGTCCTGGCGGCGGTGCTGCTGGCCATGGTGAGCTGCTCGGTGCTGGCGGTGTCCTTCTCGTCCATCTTCTACATTCTGCTCAGCGGGGCGGCGGGCCTTGCGGTGTACGGGGTGCAGCAGCTGCGGAAGGAGGTGGGTGCAAAATGATCTGTCTGACCCTGTTCTGGAACTTCTTGATGATCGGAACCCTGTCTTTTGGCGGCGGTTACGGCATGATCTCGCTGGTGCGGGAGGTGGTGCTGGGCCACGGCTGGCTCACCGAGAGCGAATTCCTGAGTTTTATTGCGGTGTCGGAGTCCACCCCGGGGCCGCTGGCCGTGAACATGGCCACCTTCATCGGTTCGTCGCAGGCCGGGCTGCCGGGGGCACTGGTGGCTACGCTGGGCGTGGTGCTGCCGTCCTTTGTCATCATCCTGCTGGTGGCGGCGGTGCTGCGCAGCGTGCTCCGGTACGCCGGGGTACAGGCAGTGCTGGACGGGGTGCGCCCCTGTGTGGTGGCCATGATCCTGGCCACGGCGGTCACGATGAGCCTTTCCACGCTGGGCGGCTATACGGCCGGCCCGGCGGGCGGCTTTGCACCGGATGGCCGGGCCATTGCGGTGTTTGTGCTGCTGGGGCTGGTGCACTGCGGGTACAAAAAAATACGGCAGAAAGCACCATCCCCCATTGGGATGATCCTGCTTTCTGCCGTACTGGGCATCGTGTTCTGGCACTGAGAAGGGCTCAGCCCTCCGGCTGCTGCTTCAGTTCCTGCCGGATGGCGCGGAACTGCTCCGGAACTTTGTCCTCCGGCATATCCCGGAGCACTTCAACAGTACCGGCGGCCTGCGCCGTTTCATAGTACCAGCATTTGTACTCCACCATGCGCAGGGTGTGCTGCAGCTCGTCCATCTGGGCCTGCAGCACCTCCCGCTGGTGGCGGAACATAGCCAGCCGGGTGTCGATGGTGTTGTTGCCCTGCATGGAAAGCTCAAGATACTGCCGGATGTCCTTGATGGACGTACCGGCTTTTTTCATGCAGCCGATCACCCGCAGCCACTCGATGTCGCTTTCGCGGAACTGGCGGATGCCACCGGATGACCGCGCTACAAAGGGCAGCAGACCTTCCTTGTCATAGTAGCGCAGGGTGGATGCCGGAACGCCCAGCATCTTTGCCATTTCACCGATGGTGTAGACCATGAGATCCTCCTTTGGACGGCGTCGGGATAAAACAGAACCTCCGGACGGAAGGGCCCGGAGGTGAGTTGGTGCGGCGGAAGTGGGGCTGTACGAACAAATCTCCCGTCTGAACAATCATCGCCCTTTTCGGCTTCCCCCGATGAGGGCGGCGACCCTAAATTTTTTCGGCACTCTAAGTGGCTCATACGAACTTCGGTTTCGTCTGAGACAATCTGGCTGTCTGGACAATCATTGTCCAGCTCCAGCGGGATTTCCACGCTGTTATGGTTCCCGGTAAAGCTGAATACGATTTTGAGCCGGTTGTCATCGTAAAGATACACCGCGATCAGGAACGTGTTGAACAGCTTTGCCAGGAACTTTTTATTTTTTATATCCCCGGTACGGAAAAGCTGAAGCCCAGCGATGAGGTCATCCCGGTCAATTTCGACCCGCTCTGCTTTAGCCGTGTTGATTTTGGCTGAGAGCTTTGCTTGCTGCTCCTCAAGGTCAAGAAGCCGGGTTCTGGTGGTCGGGGTGATAATACCAGCTTCGATTGCTTTCATCAAGTTGGATATGGCCTGCTGAACAGCCGCAAGTTCGTTTTCCATGGCTTCAATGTGAAGCTCATGGTCTTTTTGCTTGAAGTAAGCAATGGTGCTGTCTACGATGAAGTCTATGGTTTCATCGTCCAAGCAGTACATCATAATGGCCCGCGCCACAGCATTTTCAATCACATCCCGGCGGATGGCTTTCTTTTCGCAGGTGTGTTCCAGCCGGTGCTTTTGACAGGCGTAGTAATAATGCATTTCGCCGGTCTTGCTGGTGCCAGAGATCCCGACCATATAGCCCCCGCAATGCCCACAGTACAGCTTGCCGGTCAGAAGATAGTTTTCTGCCCCGTGGCGGGCGCGTCCATAGCGGTTATCCTTTTTCATGCTGTAGGCCTCCTGTGCATCGTAGAAAAGCTCATCACTGATGATGCGCGGCATTCCACCGGGGATGCGAATGTCGCCGTACATGTAAATTCCGCGGTATCTATCGTTATGGCAGAGGACATGGAAGCTGCCTTTGTTCCATTCACGCCCTCTGGCGGTTTTGATTCCACGAGCATTGAGGTCATCGGCTATGCTGGCAAAAAGTTCCCCGGCGGCGACTCTCGTATAAATCTCCCGGACAATGGCCGCTTTCGGCTCATCAATTTCGGGCTTTCCGTCGGCGCCACGCTTATAGCCAAGTGGGAGACTGCCATTGACAAGCCCCTTTTTGGCATTATCGTATAGGCCGCGCTTCACATCCTCGGCCATGTTTTCGATATAGAACTGATTGACGTTCATCATCGATCTCAAAGCAAAGCGCCCGGCGGCGTTATCGTCAAAATCTTCTTCAGCATAAAAGACCTTGACCCCGCAATCAACCAAGCGGCTCTCATTTACCAGCGCCTGCATCATGTTGCGGCCTATTCTGTTGCTTTTCCATGCCAGAACATAGGCGAACTTGTGCTGCTCGGCATCCCGCATCATACGCTGGAAAGATGGGCGCTTGTCCGTTTTGCCGCTGATCGCGCGGTCCTCATAGGTGGCGGTGACGGTCAGTCCCAGCTCTGCGGCGTGCTTTCGGCAGGCTTCAACCTGCTGTTCGATGGAAACATCCCTTTGATTGTGGGAAGAATAGCGGGCGTAGATCACCGCATCGCCGCCGTTTGTCTTTTGCTTTTTGCCCATAAAAATACCTCCGGGTACACTTTGACAAGCCTGCCCGGAGGTGGTACAATAACATCTGCGAGGTCTGTTATTGCTCTGGACAGGTTTTATCCCTGTACCATCTCTGAGTAAGCTGATCTGGAACGCCTGCGGTGCTGGTAACACCGTGGGCGTTTTTATTTTGCTGAAAAACGGAAAAATCTACCGAAACGCTGACAAAGCAGGGAAGAAGCTGTTATATTTGAGCTGCTTCCGGGAGCAATCTTACAGGAAAGGGGATGCCAGCGCATGAAATCGGAAGATTATTCCAAAATCGTTGAGCAGGTAAAAGCCCTGTCGGATGCCGACCGGGAAGCGTTGCTCACTTATCTGCGCTCGCTGACAGGTAGCGCAGGTAACTCAAGGCCTCCTGCTGCTTGTCGGCCGGAAGATTCACAAACAGCTCCATAATCTCAGCCACTTTGCCGTCCTCCTGCTGGAGGGCGGCTTTTTTCTTATCGGCAGCCATTCCAATAGAGCTTCCCAAAGGTCTTGGATCATCCACTAGCCCTATAAGGTAGGCTTCATTGGTCTCAAGAGCGGATGCAAGAGGCTCCAGTATGGCAACAGGAAGTTTTTCAATATCGCCGTTTTCATAGCGGTAAACTGTAGCACGGTTTTTCCCCAAACGTGCTGCAAGCTCATCGACTGAAAAACCAAGTTCTTGCCGTCTATCACGAATTCTATCTCCAATGGTCATTTGAAGCCCTCCCTTTTAATCTCTATTATACATAAAATTCGCAAATTTGCAATTCAATTTCCCGGTTTTCAAAAAATATTTCGCATGGGATGCGAAAAAACTCTTGACTTTGAAACGGAAAGGGCGTACAATACGGATGTCGCAAATATGCGACGCAAAAAGGAGGTGAACAAAGTGAATGTGCGAAAATTGAGAGCAAAGATGATCGAAAACAACTTTTCGGTCGAAGCGCTGTCAAATATTATCGGGGTCAGCAAATCGACGTTTTATCGGAAGCTGACCGAAAAAGGCGAAAATTTCACCATTGGAGAAGCCAATGCAATAGCGCGGGCGCTGAACTTTACCGCAAGGGACTTCTCTGCGATATTTTTTGCCTAAATTGTCGCATATATGCGACGAAAGGCTACACAATGGGGGTGAATTGGAGAACACAAGAAAAAAGGCACCGTCCTGCTGGAACAGGGCGATGCCAGAAGCGATGCGCCATACCGAGCAAGGTTATCTGTCCACGTTCCCGGAGGAACGTCTGAGAAAGGCTGCATCATCGTTTTTTAGTTTAACTGATTTCCCCTCGGAAATCAAGTGGGCTATACAAGAGAAAGAAATCCAAGATGTCCGACATAAAAGTTGATGTTTCCAGCATCACGCCGGAAGCCCAATACCAGCTGGCAAAGGGATGTTTGGAATTTTACTTTTCCATCGTCAGTCAGCCCGGCGGGCGTGAACAGCTGGACGCATGGAAAGCTGAACACCTGAGAAAGGAGAGCCGCACATGACCCATGAGGAACAGATTTCTTTGTTTGAAGCACTTGCGCTGAATGGTGCATGGAGCAACGCAGCCTGCACCGGCTACTGTCTGCTGGCTATGCAGAGAGCCGGGCTTGACAAGAAGACCATCGAAAAGGTGCTGCATGAACTGCACTGGGCATTCGATGACACCAGCGTTGAACAGGCCGAGAAGATCTATTGCGGCGGGGAGGAGTAAAGATGCAGAAATTGTTAATGTTCATGTACCACCTCACCCCCGATCAGGCGGCGGCTCGTGTCCCGTTGTTCCAGTTCTGGCTGACCGCTTTTGGGGCGGCGCTGCTGATCTGGCTGGACAACAAGGGCGTGTTCGATGGTTTGGGAGCATGGTTCGGCCGTGTTCTCCGTGATACCGCGGTAGGTGACCTGATCCGCAAGTTTATGTGATTTCGGGCTTGTCCCGGTTGTTTTTCTGAAAGAAAAGGAGATTTCAATGAAATACGGAAGAAGTTTGCAGGAACTGGCGATTGAACTTGACCGGCAGGCCAAGGTCAAAAAGGACTACGTTGCCACGGCGGGCGCTATGCAGATGACCGCCGTCAACGAGAACTTTGACCTCGTGATCGGCAACACCCCGTTCCAGCTGAACGAAAATGCCCACCGCCAGCTGGGATTGCAGCTGAAGATCCCGGCTCCCTACTACGAGCGGATGCGGGCAGAGAACCCCGGCTTGCTGATGGCAAACGTCAATGGCTGGTTCCAGCAGTCCCCGGACACCCGCCGCATGGTTCGTACCCTTGACGGCACCGCCCGCGCCATTCTCTCCGACCGCTACCGCCGCATCGACAACTACGAGGTTGCCCAGACGGTCCTGCCGATTATTTCTGAAATGCAGGGTGCCCGCATTGAAAGCTGTGAGCTGACCGATACCCGCATGTACATCAAGGTTGTCAATGAGCGAATCCAGACCGAGGTTGTGCCGGGTGACATTGTTCAGGCCGGCATCCTGATTTCCAATTCTGAGGTCGGCATGGGCAGCGTTTCCGTGAAGCCGCTGATTTACCGCCTTGTCTGCACCAATGGCATGGTGGCTGATGTGGGCGTTGGCAAGCGCCACGTTGGACGCATCAATGAAAGCGTGGATGGCGATTTCGGGATTTTCCGGGATGAGACCATCGAAGCCGATGACCGGGCGTTCCTGATGAAGATTGAGGACACCGTTCGGGCGGCGGTCGATGAAGCCCGGTTCAATGCGCTGGTGCAGAAACTCCGGGATGCCAAGGAAGCACCCATTCTCCCGGCGGCGGCTCCCAAGGTGGTTGAGCTTGCGGCCAAGGAGTTCAACATCCGCCAGAACGAGAGCGAGGGCATTCTGGGACATCTTATCGCGGGCGGTGACCTTTCCCTCTATGGTCTGGCAAACGCTGTCACACGGCACGCGCAGGACGTGCAGAGCTACGACCGCAGCACTGAGCTGGAAGCCACCGGCTACAAGATCATCACCATGCAGCCCTCGTTGCTGAAGCGCTGGAATGAGGAGGTGAGCATCGTATGAGTGGCAGACACATGAATGCCCGGCCCAAAAGGCTGACCCGCAAGCAGAAAGAAGCCCTTTCTGCACATGGCTGGGATTCCCGGCAGTACCTTTTCATTCAGGACAGCCCGGATGCCGGCGGCTGGGTTCTGATGAACAAGACCACCGGCCATTATGAAGTATTCAAAAATTGAAAGGAGAGTGCGATATGGCACAGGATACCGCATTGCAGGTCATTGAACTTCAGCAGTTGCCTATCATTGTCGAGCGGCTTCACAGCGTAAAGGCCGACATTGAGCGGCGCACCGCCGAAGCC